GGATAGACACACCTACGTCCACAGTCATTGGGAAGGTGGCTTGGTTACACCTGTAGCACTGCACGTTGATGATGTACTCACCCGGAACGATTCCGCGAGTAAACCCATCTTCGTAGTTGATGGGGGTAGCATCCGGCTTAGCGCCGAGGTCATCCCGAAGCAGGTTCCAGATAAGCCCACCCTTATTCGTGTAGCCTACCGCTACAGGTTCATCGGGTCCCATCATCCACAGGTCCACGTCGATATCGCCGTTGGGCCACAGAATGTGAACGATAATATCGCCCGGAGCCTGAGTTTCCTTTTGCTTGCTGCTCTCCACCTTTGGATTCAGGAAGGCGGACATCACCGTGAACACCACGATAAAGAAGCTGATAACGAGCAGCGAGTATCCTCGAAAGAGGATAGACGTACTACGTCCTGTGTTCATTAGAGGGCGCCTCCAAGCTGACGGGCCGCAAGGTTCTCCATATGCGCCACGCGAGACGCGACCTTTCGAATCATCACGTAGTTCATTTCAGTAAGCATGCACAACGCGGCGCCGACAATGGTGGCGCTGAGTTCAATGCGCAAACCTGCAACCATCTGAACAGCCAATGCCTTGATTCCTTCGATGTTATTCAGGTTGCCCGTGTTAACACCCTCAAGCGATATCTGTAGGCCGAGCAGAGTGCCGATAAGACCGAGGAATAGCAACCAGCCACCGGAGTAAGCAATCCACTCACTGTCCTTCTCCCACATAACCCCTTCATAGTCCACCTTGTCCATCACGTCTCCGAGCGTGAAGTTTTCCGTGTGAAAAATATTATGCCGCTTGTTAAGGCGCCATGCGAAACTGAATGCTCCCGCCATGGTTACGGCGAACAGGCCGATAATCAGCCACACAATTCCGGTAGTATCCGCCGACACTGTGGCGTTAATACGGTTGGATACCGTGTCCATGCCGATAGCCCATGCGGCAATCAGACTGTTAAACAGGACTAGCTTGTAGAGGAGAATGTTCTTCATAGGGGTTCCTTACCACTGAGTTCTAATGGGGTTGGCTACTGCATTATCGTAGCGCGTCTTGAAGTTTTCGTCAACCGTCAAGGCTTGCTTCAATTGAGCTAGGGTGACGCGGGCACTGGCCGCACACTGAACGTCAGTCAGCCCGCGACTGCGAGCCCTGATAACCTGTTCTTTCCATTGCTCTATCAGAATCATTTACGCCCTATGGTTTTAGGTTTGGCACTATCCTCGACCTTTTCAGGGGTTATGTCAATGATTTTGTGGTCAGCATGAACCTTTGCCGCCATGGCCTCCCAATCGGCAAGGTTGATAATCGTAGCTGGAAGCAGGGCAATACCGTGGCCCGGTCCATTGACTGTGACCTCGCTCTTATCGCCGTACTTGTCCCGCATGTTGGACTTGGCCCAGAACTGAGTAAGTCCACTATCGTACTTGATTTCGTATCCCACAATCTCGCCCTGATACCATACGGCCACTTTATTGCCGTCGATAGCTCTCTTGCGAATCTGTTCATCGGCTTCGAACTCTTTGTAGATTTCAATGGCCATCTTCCAGTTCCTGTCAAAATCCGGAATGCGTTCTCTGGCCAAGAATAGTGCCCGCGGAGTCAGGCCTACGGCTCTTGCTGCTTTCTTCGGGCTACCTGTTACTGCTAGGTATTGGAGGGCTCGCCTACGCTTGTCTCGGGCCTCTAGGTCTCGGGGACGAAGTGGATACTTTGACGGGGGGTACTTAACCACCCATTCGTCTTCGGACACTTCCGAGGCGTTTAGTTCATCGTCGGAGAAATCATCCGCGAGCGCAATTTCGCTTCCCGTAGATTCAACTGTTTCACCAGCCGAGCCCTCACCGCCCACAAGGTCGCTATCACCATCTTCATAGCCGTCCTCCCATGGGTCTAAATCAACTGTCGTCGGTTTCTTTTGGCTTGTCATTCGCTGTCACCTTCTTTTTATTTTTTAGAGAGTTATCGACATTAGAGGCCGAAGAGCCGTCCGCGTTGAAGCCCGTTGCGAACGGAGACATAATCTGCGCCTCGTTCTGCAACTCTTCAACGTCCTCGTCAATGTCAAAGGTTTCCGCCAGCGCACCCCGACGCTTGAGTTCGTCGGTAAAGGCCTTGCGCGAGATATCACGGTTACGGCGAGCCTCCGCAAGAGTGCGCAAGTCAACGTCCTTGATATCCTCAGGTCCGAAGTCAGTTGTGATGATGACCCGACCTTCAAAGTTAGAAATGTTCATCCAGTCTGCGGTAATCCACAGAGCAGTGTTCACCGCGTCGATAAACCGAAGCGTAGCATCCTGCAATGGAGAGGTGGCCTCAGCAGAATCCAGCGCACGAGCCGTAGCCGTAGTACCTCCGGGACGCTTGCGAAGAAACTCTGCACCGTATGCAGCCATATCCTGCTCAAGCTTATCAAGGTCCTTGGCGCCTTCTTGGATAGCCTTGCCGTCATGTTCTACGTAGTAGAACTTTCCGTTCTCAGCGCGGGTGGCGAGAAGCTGACGAGGACCAATTACCAGCACGTCCTGACCGGGAGCATCGTGCGCACCAGATACCGCCAGCATGGGGAAGCGGGCCACGGTGAGAATGTTACGTTGGTCAGACATGGATTGCCAGTGCGCAATATTGAGATACGCGAGGTCTTCAAGCGGCGGCTTACCCGTCATGGGTCCGTCTTGATTCGCGTAGAACGTTACGAACGGGATATACGTGAGCCCCGTCACGCCTTCATCAATCCGACGCCACACGGTCTTGCGGGTCTTCGGGTCGTAGTATTCCTCGAAAAGCTCCCACCGACCCGGCTCCAACACACGAATTCTGCGGACTTGCATTTCGGTAAAGCCCTGCCGCACGGTTTCGAACTCTTGAATTCGAACATGCTCTGGGGCCATAGACCCTGCGATACGTGCGTACGAAATGAACAGTACGTTCTCTGGGGAGATAAGCGTCCAGTACGGGCGAACCCCCTCTTCCATGTCATCCGCCATGGTGCGCTGGCGCCCCTCGGGTTGGGAGAGCATCGGCATGTCAATGAGAACGTGACAGAACGCCTTGGCCATTCCCTCACGGAACCAAGCGCGGCAGAACGTGTGGAGATTATTGCCCTGAGTGTCGATGTCTTTCAACACAGGCTCCATGGCATCTGGCATTTCCTCCGTCTTCACTTCATCCGAGAAAGGCTTACCTACGAGCGAATCGAGAGTGAGTTCGAACATGTTGAGGAGTGTAGTTGTATGCAAACGGTCCATGTAATTTGCGTCTGACTCGTGTGGATGCTGTGGCAAATATGTGCGACCAGCCGCCCTCATGGCAGAGGTTCCAGCCATCAACGTATTGACCATCATCCACTTAGGGTACATGTAGTCATATGCCAGACTGGTGGACGAAGGGTCTAGGGCCTTCTTCTTGTCATACGGGTCAGCCACGATATCGCTCCTCTTTAGTCAATCCTTCTTCTTTATCACGCCCAGGCTTGCTACCACAAGTCCCCTAGAACCCTTTGCGCCAAGCGATGGGTTGAACCCAATTCAGGCGGTAGCGGGTCATGTCGGCCAAGTGGTCCTCATACTTCTCAGGCACGTCATCCATATCCATCTTATCCCTAGGCATTGGGGGGACAAAATTCAACCAATACTTGCATCCCTCCGTGATAAACAACCCCGGCTTTTCTCGGGTGCCGTCCTTGTTAGGCACGGCGCCTGACAGTCTGGCCCTAAGCATCTGCCAGCCCCGCTTACGGGAACCGGGGGTTTTGTCCGCCCGCTCCCAATAGACGCCCTTGTCCATCATGTCGTCAACCGGGGCCAGTCCTGTGCCGCGAGAGTCCTTGGACCAGATTTCAGTATCCGCTGGACCGGGCGAAACGCGCCCGTAGAGGCCCATGTCCTTCTCACGGTCTAGGATACCCTCGGCAATACGAGAGGCCTCCATGCGGACGCCCTCTTGCTCCTGACCCGTGGTCCCGTACCACTCTGCAAAGAGTATCAGGTCTCCCCGGATACGCCCATACTCTTGACCCTTCAACTTTAGGGGCTCGCCGTTCGATTCCAGCCACCAGCCCACCGCAAAGGGATGCGACTGGCCATGGTCATACGCGCGGGTAATACGCCAGCCGCGAGGGATGGCGTTCGCAGGGATTTCGGGAATGACATGATAGTCCTTGTTCCACAGGTCGTCCACCATGCCGCCAGCGTTTACGTCCCACGAACCCTCAAGCCAAGCCTTGTGTTCGGCAGGGTTTCTCGCCGCCTGTCCAATCTGCACCGCATAGGTTGGAGCGGAGTGCAGCAGCAGAAAGTTTTCAGACAGGTTGCCGTGAATAGCTACCCTTGGAACCTGACCGGGTTCATTGATTACCTTGCCACGCCAAGCTGGCAGGCGGAACCGCTTCTTCACCCAAGAGTGACCTACGCCGTACGGGTTAGTGGTAGCACGAATTCGGCAAGGAATTCCCGGCCCCGTAGGGCGGCAGCACGATAGCATTAGATTGTAGGCCTTATCGTTCTCCCACTGCGTCAACTCTTCGAAACCAATCCATGGATATTCGTGACCGTGGTAGCTATCGTAGTCATTTTCGTCCATCATATGACGGAGCAACAGAGTTTCTCCACCGGGCCACACGGCGGCATAATCAGACTTCGACTTTTTGAACTGGAACCCCGGAAAGAACTTGGGAAAGAACTCTTCAATCTTTCTAACCACGTCATCCAAGTCACCGTAGGTCCTGCGGAACAGTACGCCACGCCAAGCCTTGCCGTAGCCCTTATCCACTTCTCGGGCGAAATCCATTAGAAGGGTGAGAGTTTTGCCGGGACCGCGAGTCCCCTCATAGAGGGCCTCGAACACAGGGCATGTAAGGAATGCAAACTGCGAACCCGGCAGAGGTAGCCACCTAGGTACGCGAGATACTTGGCCCTTGTCATCCAGTTCAAAGGGCTTCCATTCTCCGTGCCCATCTTCCGTGGGCATAAGTCTCCAAACAGCTTTATGCCCGTTAGGCGTCTGCCAAACGAGCTTTTCGTCAAGAGGCTCTTCTAGGTGAGTTGTCATCTTATAACTCCTTCTTTTGAAAGGAGTTTGACAGATGATTAACCATGTTGTCAACCCTGACTCTCTCCGGGAGAGAAAAGTCGGGGTGTCGGTCGGCTCACCCTATGACAACCCCGAAGGAGTTGGAACGATGACAACGGGGTAAAGATGGCATACGGCGACGGACGGTGTCAACCCTTAATCTTTATTGATATCCTGTGCAAAAATGTACTTGTAGGGTCCCCAAGTACGGCGCTTTCCGTTCGCCATGATGGCCTGAACATCGTACCAGTAGGTTCCGGGAGTCTGGTTAGCATCCGCATCCAGCCAAGCGAACTCGACCACACCCAAGGTGGCAGCGCCAGTGATGGCTCCCGTCAGTTGCAGAAGCTGGCCAGAGTCGTCAACCGGGGTTTTCTCCGGGTTAATGGTCAGTTGAAAGTTGGTCCATCCAGTGAGGTCAACCGCCGCACCGTCCGCATCCTTGAACAGGAACCTGTCAGGATAAGTGTCTCCCCGCTTACGTGTGCGCTCGCCCATTAGTCTACCTCCAATTCAATTCCATCATCATCCAATACCAGTTCCGCCCCTTCGTCGTCAAGAACCAGAATGATATCGTCGTCTACGAGTTCCAGAATGATATCCGGCACGTCAACCTCCATACTTACACTGTCCACAGCTATATACCCAGAAGACCCAGAGCCCGCACCAGACAGACCTAGCCCAAAAGTTACGATGCTCATGTGAGCCTATCCTGTCTCTCAACCCCGTCTCCTTGATACGGCTGAGTGCCCGCCGCATCCTTATAGATGTTGCCCTCAAGCAACACAGAGGTATTATTGTCATCATAGACAGTGAGCTTACCAGTGCTTTGACTGGCAACCCTGCGGTTACGGAGAATTTTAAGAATGAGCGTAATGGCGTCTCCGAGGGTGGAGTCGCCGTTGAAGTCGCTGAGCAGTACGCCCCACAACTCCGTAGCCGAGAAGGTGGAAGTCTGAGAGCGGGTGATGGTGACGGTAGGGGAGAAAGCCCCGTTCGGACCTGTGAGGATTGGCAACAGAGGGTCCGCCGCAACCAAGTTACCATCAATCAGTACATTGATGCTGGCCTCGGGACGCTTGATGCGCCAGCCAAGGTCATTGCGAAGAAACACGAACGCTGGTGCAATCTGTCCGCCGCCGATAGGGTCGCCACCGATGGCGCCGAAAGCCTCTAGGTACTGCGCATTGTTAGTCGTAACCCAATCCTTCCAGCGGGAATAGATTTCGACCGCCGTGTACTCCGTTGTCGAAGTATCCAGCACTACCTGTTTGTTAGGTCCATCAAAGGTTATGCTCATGGGTTCTCATACTGCCTATCAATCTGTTGCTGAACAGGCACTGTAAGCCCCGCGAAGGTAATTGGCAACCCGAGCAGACGAATGTTCTG